TACGACAACGGATTGCCCCGGCACAAAGTAATTTGGCCGCTGTGTGTTGAAATAAATGACGGAATCACTCACATTGGCAAAAGTCACCGATGATTGGTATTGCGTAAGTAAAGGCAAAATCGTTTGCTCAGCGGAATCTATGTAAGAATCCAATTGAGCATCACTATACAAGGAAACCGAGACACCAAGAATTGCTCTCAGCTGTGAGGCTGTAACGATTGCTGGCATCTCGGTTCCTTTCGTGTCAGTAGCGTTCGGGAGCGACCGCTACCGATAGTGATTTATGGGAGGTTGTTGAATTGTGCACCATTTGGCACCTTGGCGGCCAAAGCCCCATAGCCATAGTACAAAATGTCGATGGTTCCATCGCTGTTGATGTTGCTGCGTAGCGTAAAGCGTGGAGATTCGTACCATGTGTATGAATCTGGGTTCACAACTACCATTGATGAATCGCCTTGAGCTGTTGTTGTACCAGCGTTACCAAATGAGCGTGAAACATACAGGTTGAGGCCCGGTGAAACTACACCACGCAATGAATCGCCTCTCACATTTCCTGCCTGATTGCTAGGTTGCGCGGCATTGTATAGAGGTGTGCCATTGTCGTTGTAACCCATGATGTTTCCCCATTGTGTTGGTGAAACGATCAATGATCGAGCAAACCCAAGTGATGCACCATAAACAGCTGCCGCTGCTTGAGATGTGTATCCAAGGAATCCGGTTGCTGAGTTTGCGGATTGTGCTGTTGTAGTAGTCACGGCTGCTTGCATTGCTGCCAATGCGTATTCATCTGTTTCCTTTGCGTATGCAAATTCAAGATTTTGGAGAAGCGCGGTTAGGTACTCAGGCCGGCTGCGGTCGATAAGTTCGACTGTACTGATGGCTCTACCTTTGAAAGGCTGAACAGATACAGAAAGAAATGTTGCAGATAGTGATGATTCTGTAATTGATCCATTTTCGTTGATTGGATCAACGCTTGGAACAGCGGTTACACGGGGCAGCTCGAAGGTCATGCCTTCGGCTACTAAAGTTTCACGGCTGATGCCATCGATGCAACCGCGATCAGCGTTTGCAAGTGCATTGATAACCTGTGTGCTTTGTGGTGTTGGGATCATGCCGGGTGCTGTTGATGTTGTGTTATCAGCTGCCTTGACATACTGGCGTGAATCCTCATCATGCAAAACGCTTGCGCGTAGGTAATGCTCAAGGTATGTGACCTTATTTACAATTGGTGAGCGTGGTGCTGTGTAGTAAGCCGGGCGTGATGCTTGTACAGGTGCGACCTCTGGAGCTGCTACCGGTTCAACGGCAGGAGCGGTATTTTCGGTAGTGTTTTCCACTTTGTCTCCTTCATTTGGGTTTGTTGTATCTGCAACTTCATCAGTTTCAGAATCTTGTGATGCGGCTACTTCAGAAACGCGTGCAGATCGCACAGCTGGTTCAGTAACCAAAGCGACAGCTGTGAGCTGTCCATTGAGCACCTTCATAGTGCCATCTTTTTGCATTTCGTAATTGTCCACAGCCAACTCAATTGAGAATCCATCGCGTAGGCCTTCCATTGCCTCTGTAAGTGCATCGGTGCCGGCTGTTGTGTTGGCAATCTTAAATGTTGCTGTCATTTCCTTGTCGTTCACACTCATAGCGATGCTCTTGCCAATTCTGCGTGTGTTGTCATGCTCAAGGTTTAAAAACACATCCTGTGGCTGGATTGATCCGCGAGCAAAAACAACCTTGCCGGTTGATGCATTTGCGTGTTCATTGAACGCAACAATGCGGCCGGTGATTGTGCGTGCATCTGAATCAGCTGCCGTGATTTGCATGGGTGTTGTTAGCTTCATGAGATCATGTCCTCCATTTGTCTAATTTCATCGGTGGTAATTGCACCGATTTCAAATAAAATCTTGTAAATCTCTGCACGCTCTTTTTCTGATCCGCGCAAATACGCCTTCAAATCAAATTCCACGCGCTGTGTTGATGGCGTGAAATCTGGCATTGATAGCCTGCTGCTAATGCTGTTCATCAGCGGCAGCAATGAAAAATCCAAAAGAGTTTGACGCGCCGTTTGGGCGTTTGCATAGGTCATGGATGATCCAGTCGGCGCATCAATAAAGTAAGCCGGAATACCCACGGCGCGTGCTAATTCGGTTGCAATAATTTCGCGTGCAGCGTTCAAGCCAATTTGCTCTGGCGTAAATCCGACTGTTGTCAATTCAACATCAGCATTGAGAAAAGCCGTTCCGCGGTTCCTTCTCGCTGCACCCCAAGCATCAAGCAATTTTGCAATGCGATCAGCTGGCAATGCTGTGCCGTTCGATTTCAAAACCATCGATGGCACCGGTTCGCGTGCATACATTGCGGCAGCTCTTTCAAGCTCGGCACCAGCACGGATCGTGCGGCCAGCGCGATTTAATAAACCTTCATCGTTGCCGTAAAACACCACAAGTGATCCGACACCAGACATTGGCACACGCGATCCATCGACTGTGTAATACTCAATCTGCGTTCCGATTGAATTTAAGAAAACGCCAACGCGATTGGGAGCAACGCGCCACATTTGGCGCACGCGGCCTGTGTCTGCAAATAAATCAATAATTTGGAAATAAGAGAATCCGGTGAAAAGCAAATCCTCACACGCCCACACCCATGATGCGGCTCCTGGTACCCGTTTGTCCGGATCGGAAATTACAACAGGTTGATCAACAATTGCACCTGTGTCTTTGTCGCGTGTAATCAATGGAATTGTGGCAATCGAATTGCAAATCATGTTGCGTGCGCGAGCGATCGCTGGCACGGACATTGCTTCCTCACGGCTGGCGTTGTAATCAGCTCCACCAAATGGAAAAAATGCATCGAGCGTTGGAGCTGGCCCAATTTGTGCAGCTATGTCAGCACCGCGCGTTGGCGCGACTGTTTCAATGGTGCGTTTGCGATCGAATAATCCCATGAGAGGATTTTCTCAAAATGTCAAGCATCAACCCACTAAAATGTCTATTTCGGTTTCTGGGCGTGTCGCAAAGTGTGTGACGAGTGCGGATGCTACGGCAGCGGCCACGGCCGTACCGCTGGCCCGCCTTCCTATCACCCAACCGCCATCGCCTCTCCGCAATTGCACAGCTGAAAGAATTTGCTCGGTCAGTTTTGATTGATTCCGGTGTTTTAATCTGCCGCTATTGATTGCGCCTAGTAATTCATCGCACGCTTGTGGGTAATCGGCATCCATGTCATGGATCGGAATACCAGCCGGCTGCATACGCGCTGCAACCGCGCCTGTTGTGCGCCTTGAATACAGCAAATACTCGATTGGGTACTTTCGGCAATAACTAGCCGCATCATTGGCAATCGCTCGATCATCTAGCTGAATTGTGTTTTCCCAAGTGTGCAACAGCTTGACAATAAAAGATTCCGATCCAAGCTTTTGGGCGCCCACCAATGCAGCATTTTTTCGATCCGGTGAAATGTCGATCGCCATCCATGTGAGTTTGTCCGGATCGAGATCAATTGATTCATCGCCACACTCTTGCCACTCTTTGGCTCCTACCACGCTGGAAATAGTTTGCACCCATCGATTCAAAACCTCAGTCATAACCACATCAGCTGGATCATTGAAAACGGCACGGATGTTATCTGGATGGATGGTTATGTTAAGGCCGGGATTGGCAAAGGCTGCATTTTCCAATGAAATCTCATCAGTTGGTGCAGACCACTCAAAATAGCCCACATCATCGGCTGCACCACTAGCTGCGGCTAAACCGCGCTCGCGCAATTGGTTGAGCACCATTGAGTGTGAATCACCAGCTGAGGAAAAGCAATTGACCTGCGGATTTTTAGCAGCCATCAATGTGTACCGCATAGCTGCAAAAGTTTCCATGTCATGCAATTCCCGGATTTCATCCATGTGGATGGTTTCCGGTTTGCTCAATCCACGAGCTGCCGATCCACCGGCCTTGATGATAAATCTATTTCCTTTGATGGTTTGAATTTCCTCGGCTCCATGTTGCCAGCGGATGCGCTTTACCTGATTGGCCAAATCTGCGTTTTCCTCGATGATCTGCACAATGGCACGGAATTGCTCTAGCGATGTGACAAGCCGGTGAGCTGTAGAAACCTGCAACGATTCATCCCAATGGAAAAGACCCATCATGATCCGCGCCATCATGTAGGTGCTCTTGCCGTTTTGCCTTGCAACAGTTGCAACTGTTACTGGGTGAAAATAGCGGCCATCACTTTTGATTTTCAAACTGTGTTCGGCCAGCCATTTTTGCCATGGCATAAAGCCGTTCGGGATGATCTGGTC